TCTGGAACATTTACAGCAGACGAAGAAATTAATCAAGCAACAACTGGCGCAGTCGGTAAAGTTGTAGAATGGGATAGTGCAAATAATATTCTCTATTACATACAAACTAGATTTAATGATGAAGGTTGTGACGCTAATGGTAATCTAACAGCGTTCTCTGGTACTAATACTATCACAGGACAAAGTTCAAGTGCTTCTGCTACTCCATCAAGTTCATCAACAACTGTTGATAGTATTGTTTTCACAAGTGGATATAACGCTGGTGAGATAGATGCTGATACAGGCGATGTTATGTATGTAGAGAACAGATCACCAATTACAAGAGCGGCCGATCAAACTGAAAACGTTAAATTGATTATAGAATTTTAGAGAGGAATTAAATGCCAAGTCCAACTGACTTTAATCTCTCGCCTTACTATGATGACTTTACGGAAAGTAAAAAATTCCATAGAGTTCTTTTTAGACCAGCGTTTGCTGTACAGGCTAGAGAATTAACACAATCACAGACTCAATTACAGAACCAGATTGAAAAGGTATCTGATCATCTTTTTGAAAAAGGTGCTATGGTTATTCCTGGTGAAATTGGATACGACTTAAACTATTACTCAGTAAAATTAACTAGTATCGCTAGTGCAAACACTTTAGCTCAATTTACAACAGACACAGTTTTAACTGGAGGTTCTTCAGGTGTAAAAGCTCGTATTGTAGGTACAGATGCATTATCAGGTTCTGATCCAGATACTCTCTACATAAAATATAATGATTCAGGTACTAATAATACAAACACATCATTTACAAATGGTGAAACAATCACAGGAACAAATAGTGATAGTGTTTCATTATCAGCAGTTGTAGCAACTACACACACAGGTTCAGCAGCACAAGTAGAAGAAGGTACTTATTATGTTAATGGGTATCATGTACAAGTTTCAAAACAAACAATAGTATTAGACAAATACACAAACACTCCATCATATAGAGTAGGTTTATTAGTAACAGAATCTTTTGTTACTCCTAATGATGACGCTAGTTTGAATGATAATGCTACTGGAAGTTCTAATGTAAATGCGCCAGGTGCTCACAGATTTAAAATAGATTTAACATTAACTAAAAAAACTATTTCAACTACTGAAGATGCAAACTTTATAGAGTTATTAAGATTAAGTGAAGGTAATTTACAAAATAAAGTTAGAAATACAGATTATGCTGTATTAGAAGATACCTTTGCTAGACGAACATTTGATGAATCAGGTGATTACACAGTAAGACCTTTTGATATTGATATTAGAGAGCATTTAATATCAGGTACTAATAGAGGTGTTTACACAAGTGGTAATGGTGGTCTTGCTAGTAAATTAGCTGTAGGATTATCTCCAGGAAAAGCATATGTTAAAGGTTATGAAGTAGAAAAATTAGCAACTCAATATGTAGATGTTGAGAAGGCAAGAGATTTTGATACAGAACAAAATTTCAATACAAGATTTGATATAGGTAACTTTGTAAATGTAACAAACACTTACGGTACTCCTGACATAGGATTTGTATCTGGTGAGATTGAAGCATTTAAAAGAGTTAATCTATATCACACAGCTACGGCTTCTCGTGGTACAGAAAATACAGGAACAGGTTCAAGTATTAATACAATAGGTAGAGCTAAATCAAAAGGTTACGAATATAATTCAGGAACTGCAACAGGTAATTTATTTGCCACAAGTTCTTTAACATCAGCTGTATATAAACATTTCTTATTTGATATTAATATGTTTACACACTTAAACATACTAACAGCTCAAGCATTTACAGATGGTGAATTAATTACAGGTGGTACATCAGGTGCTACTGGTACATATGAAAGTATTTCAAATGAAGAAACAGCAACTATTAATGGTTTAACTGTTGCTAGTCCAGGAGTTGCAACTGTATCTGCTGGTCACAATTTTGTTGAAGGACAACAAGTTACAGTTGCTGGTACATTTTCACAAGATAGTGTAGTTCAATCATCAACTGTTTACACAGTTAGAAATCCAGACGCAACTACTTTTGAATTATATTCAACAGATGGTACTACAGCAGTAAATATTACAGCATTCACATCAGCTACAGCAGCACATGGTGTTGCGATTGTATCAGATGTAACTGGTACTTTTGTTCCAGGAGAAACTATCACTGGTGGTACTTCTTCTAACACAGCAGTAATACAAGCTAACGCTGTAGGATTTAAAGGTGTTACAGCTTTTGATTTCCCACAAGTTAAACAACTTGGTATGGCAGGTTCTCCTACTTACACAGCTGATACTGCTTTAGATGCTTCAACTGGTGTTAATAATACACTTACAGGTACAATAACAGTAGCAAGTGGTTCACCTGCGGTTAGTGGTTTTAATACAAGCTTTACTTCAGAGTTAGTAATAGGCGATTCTATTTCGTTTAAAAATGATAGTGGTAATACAGAAACTAAAATTGTTGAAGCTATTATATCGGATACTAGTTTAACATTAAGCACTAATGCTGCCGCTGATAATACTAAAACAATTGTAACAAGAAGAAGATCAACTATTCAATCTCCAGAGAAAAATGTTTCTGTATTTCAATTACCATATGAAACTATTAGAACATTAAAAACTACAGCAAACTCTGGTATAACAGATACAAATTTCAAAGTTAGACGACACTTTGTAGGTACATTATCATCTAATGGTGATGTAACAATAACAGCAGGTACTAACGAAACATTTGCTGCCTTATTAGAAAAAGATTTTTCAACATCTATTATGACAACTGGTTCTGGTGGAACAGGTGCAGTTGGTGATGTATTAAGTTTAACTGGTAATAACCACGAAGGTGACCCAATCTTTGTTTTAGGTGGTTCGCCAACAGGTAAAACTTTACAATTAGACTTTGGTGCTAATTACGCAGGTCACAAAGTTAAAATTTTAGCTACAGTAAGTAGAGCAGTAGCTGGTTCAAAATCAAAAACATTAAATAGTAATCAAACTTTACAAGTTTCTACTGAAGCAGCAGCAACAGCTTCTGGTGGAGTAAGTATTGGTAAAGCAGATGTAACAGCAATCAATAGTGTTTACATGGCAGCTAACTTTAGTACGGACGCTACTACAAGTGATACAGATGTTACAGATAGATTTGATTTAGACACAGGACAAAGAGATAACTTCTATGATATTGGAAGACTTAAACTTAAAACTGGCGCACTTGCACCTACTGGTAGATTATTAATTAATTTTAACTTCTTCTCACATGGTACTGGTGATTACTTTGATGTAGATTCATATGCTGGTGTTGTTGATTATGAAGATATACCTAGTTTTACATCTACTACGACAGGAAAAGTTTATGAGTTAAGAGATTCTTTAGATTTTAGACCTAGAGTAGATGACGCTTCAACAATTAACTCTGGTGGACAAGATCGTTCTTTTGATGGTACTGGTTCATCTACAGTTGATGTTGTAAAATTTGAAACAGATATAACATCTGATTTTGAGTTCTATTTACAAAGAGTTGATAAAATATTCATAGACAAAGAGGGTAACTTCAAAGTATTAAAAGGTGCAAGTTCCTTAACACCAGAAATTCCAGGCGTATTAGATAATGCAATGCACTTATACACATTGTTTATTCCATCTTATACTTTAGACACAGCTGATGTAGGTATTGAAGCTGTTGATAATAGAAGATATACAATGAGAGATATTGGTAAATTAGAAAAAAGAATTGAAAATGTAGAATACTATACACAACTGTCTTTACTTGAAACTTCTGCTCAAGGATTACAAATACAAGACGCAAATGGTTTTGATAGATTTAAAAACGGATTTGTTGTAGATAACTTTACAGGTCATAGTGTTGGTGACGCAGGTAATTTAGATTACAAAGTTTCTATGGACTATGCTAATGGCGAAATGAGACCAACATTTAACGAAGACGCTATAGCACTTGAGGAACGTGATGATGATGGTACAGTAATTACAGCAGCAGATAGAACAGCTGCGCAATATGCTAAAACCGGTGATCTAATTACTCTACCTTACACAGAAGCAACTTTAATAGATCAACCCTACGCAAGTAAAACTGTAAATGTTAACCCATTTGGTATATTTACTTGGATAGGTTCTATTGCTCTAACTCCACAAACAGATGAGTGGAAAGAAACTGAAAGAGCACCAGATTTAGTTATCAGTAATGATGACGGTACTTGGGATACTTTAGTTAAACAATCAGGTAATCCAAATTTACAATCAGTAGAATTAGGTACAGTCTGGAATGAATGGCAAAACCACTGGACAGGTGTATCAACAAGTAATAGTACAGAACAATATAAACAAAGAGGTGGTCATGGTTGGAGAGTAATGCAACGTGACATACAAACTACTACTAGAACAGGTACAA